AAACCAAATTTTTCTGGCTCAAATAATCCCATGTTTGGAAAAAAACATTCTGATGAGACAAAAAAGAAAATAGGATTGAAAAGTGTAAATAGAAATTGGACTGGACCGAAAACTGATTATTCTGGCGGTAAAAATCCTAATGCAAAAAAAGTTATTATTTTTATTGGTGAACAATCATTAATTTATGATTGTTTAAAAGATTTTTATAATGAAAATCAACATATTCCATATAGCACATTAAAAAATATTGCTAGAAATGGAAGATATTCGAAAAGGTATAATTTAAAGATAGTTTATGCTTAATTTTAACACATTTATTAAGGAGAGCAATCAAGGTGTAGTTCTTGCCGAAGGAAAAGAGGGCAAGAATTTGCACCTTGAGTGACTAGAGCACATCGAAGACCAGATAATTAATTTTGGTATTGATGGTGGTCGTGCTGCAATTAATTTCTTAAGATCACTGCGTGATATGCTTGCAGGTGGATCAAGATCTTCTATTAATATGACTGTCAAATGGGATGGTGCTCCTGCTATTTTTGCAGGCATCGATCCTTCTGATGGCAAATTTTTTGTAGCCAAGAAATCTGTTTTCAATGCAACTCCAAAACTTTATAAAACAAATCAAGAAATTGATGATGATATAAAAGGTTCTCTGAACAAAAAATTTAAAGTTGCACTTGAGGAATTTCCAAAACTTGGAATCAAAGGTGTTCTTCAGGGAGACTTGATGTTTACTGACGACATCAAACGAGAAACTATTGATGGTGTCAAGTATTATACTTTTCAGCCTAATACTATTGTATATGCGGTTCCGATTAATTCTGAGTTAGGAAAGAAAATTGCCATTTCCAAAATTGGAGTTGTATGGCATACAACTTACACAGGAAATGCATTACAAGATATGTCTGCCAGTTTTGGCGCAAATATTTCGAAACTAAATAAAATATCATCAGTTTGGATGGATGATGCAACATATAAAGATGTTTCTGGTTCAGCTGTAATGACAAAAGCAGAAACTGATGTATTGACAGGACATGTTTCGAATGCTGGAAAAACTTTTCATAAAATAAATGCTCCATTGTTTAGAAGTTTTCTGGACATGCAGAATTCATTTACAGGAAATATGGTCGGAGCATCATTGAAGACTTATAATAATTCAAAGGTAAGAGCAGGAGAGACAATCTCGAATCCTAGAGCACATGCTCAAGGATATTTGGAATGGGTAGATAATGCGTTTCAGAAAAACATTGACAAATTAAAAACAGAAAAAAATAAACAAGTTCTACAAAATAAAAAAGACGAAACGATTCGTGAGTTGAAAAAACATATTAATAACATAGAACAGTTGATTACTTTTCAGAATTATCTGGTGTTTGCAAAACTAGAAATTCTCAAAAAACTAAATAGTATTAAACAGTTGACTGACACATTTATAAAGACTGCTAATGGATTTAAAGTTACTACTCCAGAGGGATATGTAGCTATTGATAGAATTACTGGTGAAGCAGTTAAGATTGTAGATAGAATGGAATTTTCCTTTAATAACTTTACTGCTATAAAAAGTTGGGATAAATGAAAAAATTTAAAGAATTATTAGAAGAACTTAATGAAAAGAAAACTATGAGTGTTGCTCAGAGGAAAAAAGCAGCAATACGAATGGCTAAAATGGCTAAAACATCAGCTTTTCAAAAGAAAAGAGAAAAGAAGATGGCAAAAATATCTTCAAAAGAAGATTTGTTGAAACGTGCCATGAAAATAGCTAAGATAAAAGTTATTGAAAAATTAACAGGATTAAGTAAATCTGATTACTTGGCAAAATCACCACAAGAAAAGGTAGCAATTGACAAAAAAATTGAAAGTAAATCTGCTGTTATTAAAAAGATGGCATTGAAAATGATTCCTGTTTTGAAAAAACAAGAAATGGAAAGAATTAGTCAAAAGAAATCCAGCAAGGAATAAAACATGCAAAAGTTTTTTGATTTCATGGAAGCAAGTGAGAAGACAGCACTCTTCACTTTTGGCAGATTTAACCCACCGACTATCGGGCATGAAAAGTTATTACAAAAAGTAGCATCTGTTGCAAGTAAAAACAATGCTGACTTTTTCATCTACGCTTCCCACTCTGAATCGCCAACAAAAGATCCACTACCATATGCTAAGAAGATAGCATATATGAAGAAGATGTTTCCAAAATACTCTTCTAACATTATAGCTTCTGCCACTGATAAAACACCAATTGATGTTGCTGTATCCTTACATAAAAAAGGTTACACCAGTTGCATCATGGTAGTTGGTGGTGATCGTGTTAAACAATTCACAGAACTTTTGTCTAAATACAATGGCGTTGAAGCAAGACATGGTTATTACAAATTCAATAAACTAGAAATCGTTTCAGCTGGTGAAAGAGATCCTGATTCTGAAGGTGTAACAGGAATGTCAGCATCTAAGATGCGAGCAGCTGCAGCATCAAACGACTTTAATTCTTTTTCTAAAGGATTGCCAAAAGGATTTGGTGATGGAAAGAAATTGTTTGATGATGTAAGAATGGCAATGGGAGTAAAGGAATCTTTTATTAACAGAGTAGCAGAAACAACTGATGATCATAAACTAAGAGATGCATATGTGAATGGAAAGATTTTTAATATCGGAGATATTGTTGAAGATATTAATACTGGAGCATATGGTAAAGTTGTAAGAAGAGGCACAAATTATTTGGTATTTGCTGAAGCTGATGGAACCATTCATAAGAACTGGTTGTTTGAGGTAAAACAGGATCCTGAAATTAAGGACAGAGAAGGAACACAGCCTGCAAAATATTATGCAAAAGATGCTGATGGTGATGAGATGTCTAAGTCAACAAAGGCAGCAAGAGCCAGACATTTTGAGAAAGGTGCAGAAAAAGATGACAATGATCCATCTGCTTATAAACCTGCTCCTGGAGATAAGACTGCGGAAACGAAACCATCCAAATATACTCAAGCAGTCAAGAAAAAGTATCCAGAACTATATGATGAATCTGCAGATTCATCATTAGAAAAGAAAGCAAAGGCATCTGGGATTGCTGTTGGAATTCTTACAAAAGTATTTAAACGTGGTGTTGCCGCATGGAGAACAGGGCATCGTCCAGGAACAACTCCCGAACAATGGGGACATGCTCGTGTAAATAGTTTTATTACAGGTGGAAAAACAAGAACAACAGCTGATGCTGATCTTTGGAAACAACATAAAGGATAAAAATGTTTGAATTCAAAGAATTCATAGAAAATGATGAGTTCCAATCATCAATTATAGAATCAAATATTTACCGTGTAGGATCTGAAAAATATTTTGAAGTATTTAATGCATATAGAAAATTGTATGAAAATAATATGTTACATGATGTATCTAGTATTGATAAACAAATTTTAGAAACAGATATTGGTAAATTTGCAGTTTATGAAGGTAATCATGTTCCATTAGATTGTCCAATGATTGAGGAAGAAAAGGATGTTGAATTGAATAAACCCAAAAAAGGTGGTCCAAAAAAATATTATGTATATGTTAAGGATCCAAAAACTGGAAATGTGAAAAAAGTCACGTGGGGTGACACGACTGGATTAAAAGTAAAAATTGATGATCCAGAAGCAAGAAAGAGTTTTGCTGCAAGGCATAAATGTGATCAACAAAAAGATAGAACAACAGCTGCTTATTGGGCATGCAATCTTCCTCGATATGCTAAACAACTAGGACTTTCAGGAGGCGGAAATTTTTTCTGGTAAAAATATATGTTAACATTCAAGCAATATAATCAAAATCAAATAGATGAAGGTTTTTTTGATTTTTTTAAAAAAATTGGAAGAGCAGTTAGTAATTTAATTAAACGTGCATTTTCAAAATTAAAATTTGGAAAAAAGATTAGCATTAATATTAGTAAACAAATTCCCAAAAAAGTTTTTGAAGCTGCTAATGAAACGATTGATTTGAAATCCAGATTAGGATATTTGTCAGAATATTCTACTGCCAAATATATGTCTGAGTTGATGGAAGGGAATGGATATAATTTAACTAATCGTTCTAAATCATCAGTTACAACAGCTGTATATGATAAAATGAGAAATGAGTTAAACCGATTAGGTGCACCAACAAAGGAGTTGGAAAGAATGGATTTTGCGGGACAAACTCTTGCAAAGGGAATTGTTGGTGATATAAGTTTTAATGGTGAAGATCCAATGTTTCTCACATTTGATATTGAAATGACGGGAGACTCTGGAAAGGGTACAACAAAGGCAGATTTAATTCTTCATGTATATAAAGAAAGTCCAAAAAATGTAGTTGATTCGATTGTTGCTTCTCTTAAAGCATATCAATCTACTAATATTAATTTAGCTAATAGTACATATATTTCATTATTTAAAACATTATTTTATGAAGACCCAAAATCATTGCCAACAAGCACTTCTGAGTTTGTTGAAAAATTTGTAAAAGATTTTGGATCTAAATCTGATATTGATAAAATACTTGATTTTCAAAATATTATTGGCAATAAAATGCAATCTGGAATGGATAAAGCTGCAGCTAGAAAAGAAGCAAAGGCCACTCATGGTGATGTTATTGAATTAATGTCAAAAATATTTAAACAACATTATTCAAAAAATAAAGAAAGATTGAATAAAAGAATGTTATTTCTTCTTGGTTTAGATAGTTCTGATGATTTTTACGCTTCAATTGGAAAGGGAAAAAATCAAAAATTATTATCCTCAAGGAGAAGCGCAGAATTTAAAAAAATAATAAATGAATTGAATAAAGGATTTGTTATTAATATTGAAAGAAATGGAAATACAAATAATGGTAATATTATGTTTACAGCAATTAATGGTGAGACATTATTAAAGGCGACCATAACATTTACTGATACTGGAGGAAAGGCTGCGCAAGGAAAAACTAATGTGTTTGTTAATGTTAAAGATTGGTTATGAACATGAATCAATATACAGAAATACACATTGATCGGTTTAATCAAGATCATTTTTTAAGAGTATTTTCTGGTGATATTAAAGAAGAAGAATTAGTATGGCATAGAGATAAACAAGATAGAGTGGTTTCTGTTGTCAAGGGAGAAGGTTGGAAGTTGCAGAT